ACGATTTTTGTTGCCATAGTTTAAATAACCCAACGACAAGTAATGCGCAAACATAAAGCAATAAATGGGAATTGCACTTGCCGAAGGGTATTTTTTAAATAAGGTTCTCTCTTGTTTTTTATTACGTTTTAATGTTTGCGATAAACAAATTTGATTATTTATAATGACATAAGCAAATAAAAAAAAATATTATTTTTTAATATATCTTTACCCTTAGTTTATAAACCCTTTAAATTTTAAATATCATGGCAGTAGCTGTAAGCGTTAACGTACTTCAAACCCCAGACGGAACTTCGTTTTCTGGTTTGGCAAATCCTTGTCCTGTACTTCTTGTTGGAACTAAATATATCCAGCAAGTTGCATCTGCAACAGCAGAAGAGCAGGCATCACAACCCGGCACACAATCAATCATCACCGTTAATTACTACAATGGTAATAACGTATTGACTGGTGCTTATTGGGTAGGTCAGACAGTTACAACTTTATCAACAAGCATCAACGCTTAATTGTTAATGTTGTAGAAAAAGAACCGTATCTAATGGATGCGGTTTTTTTATTTTAAAATAAATTTCATTATTTGTGAAATAGTGTTTACATTTGAACTATGGAAACAATGAAAGAAAAATTACCACCAATTCAAAACCTTGTCACCATTGATGAATACGCGATTCTTGTTAGTAAAACAAAACGCACAGTCTATAATTGGATTAATGAAAAAAGGTTGCCTACTTACGAAAAATTCGGAGTAACATTATTAAACAGATTTGACAGACCAAAAGATTAATTCTTTTGTCGGCTTTATACAATTCGTAAATTAAGAAAAATATGGCTAAAGTACCTTACATACCACTATATATTGGAGATTGGGAGCAGGACACAAACTGCATTTCTCCACTCGCAGAATTTGCTTTATTAAAATTAACATTTAAGCTATTTAAGTCAGAAAAAAAGGGTGTAATTGTTACTAATTTTAACACACTTTCTATACTTTTTAAGTCAGATTTGCCAAAAACAAAGGAGATATTTAATGAGTTATACGAGAATAATATTCTAAATTTTGAGTTTATTGAAGATGATAAAATACGCATAATTAGCCGTAGAATGGTGCGTGAAGGCAATTTGTCAGAAATAAGGTCTAACTCTGGAAAAGAGGGTGGTCGTGGAAATAAAGCAAAACAAAAGCAAACTAAAAGCAAAACAAAAGCAAAAGTAAAGCAAATCCCTGAATATGATAATGATAATAATATACTTTTAATAGTTAAATATTTAAACGAAAAAACTCAAAAAAACTTTTCTGAAAAATCAGCTATTGCAATTAGAAATATTTCTGCAAGATTGAAAGATGGTTTTCAGGTATCTGATTTTCAAACTGTAATTAATACCAAAGTTCAACAATAGATAGATGACCAAAAAATGTGCAAGTACCTAAACCCTGAAACACTATTTGGGAATAAGTTTGAAATTTACCTAAATGAAGCACCGAGAAAGAGTTTACTAACCCAATCAGTTAAACCAATGACAGACGAAGAATATGCAGCCTATATCAGAGGATATTAGTTTACAATTTATGCCTGTATTGGAAAACAAAAGACCGATACATGAAAAATGGGAACAAACTAAAAAACAGTACGACTATTCAAATGCCAAAGCGATAGGTCTTGTCTGTGGTTCAATTTCAGGAAACGTAGAAGCTATTGATATTGACTTAAAGTACGACCTGACAGGAACATTGTTTAATGACTACAAAAAAGCTATAAACGACATTGATAAAACAATCCTATCAAAACTTACGGTTCAAAAAACTGTAAGCAACGGTTATCATTTTATTTACCGATGTGAAACGATTGAAGGAAACCTAAAACTTGCTCAAAGGGAAACAATTCTTGCAGAGAAGCAGACAACCTATGATAAATCTTACGATAGAGCCACTAAAGAAGCCATACAATCAATCGAATTAGATACTGACGATAAAAGGGTTGCCTACGCAAAGAAAGTCGCTGAGAAGGAAGCAAAAGCCGACAAGGTTAGAGTTCTTATTGAAACAAGAGGGGAGAAAGGATATATCGCTTGTTACCCAACAAAAGGATATGAATTAGTTTATGGTTCATTTGATAATATTCAAGAAATAACAATTGAGCAAAGGATAGTTTTATTTAACGTGGCATATTCGTTTAATGAAGTAGTTAAAGAATATGTACCAACTCAAAGGATTGAGAAAAAGCAATACAAGGGCTTAACTCCATTGGAAGATTATAATAATCGTGGTGATGTTGTCGGGTTGCTTATTGAACATGGATGGAAAGCAGTAGGTAAAAAAGGTAGTAAAATATTAATGCAAAGACCGGGCGATACTAAAGCCGACCATTCGGGGAATTTTGATGAAGAAAAGAATTGGTTTAGTGTTTTTAGCACATCAACCGAGTTTGATTCACAGAAAGCCTATCAGCCGTATGCCGTATTTTGTATTCTTGAATGTAACGGAGATTTCCGTGAACTTCCGAAAAAACTTTACGATTTAGGCTATGGAGATAGGTTTGAAAAGATAGTTAGCCACAATAACGAAGTTCCAAGCATTATTGATTTATCTGACGATGATTATTCTTTCCTTGCTAATCCAACTGATTACGAAGATTACCTGCAAAAATGGAGAACAGGAACTTATGAAATGGGTAAAAGCACAGGAATACCCGAACTTGATAAATATTACCTGTTTAAAGAGGGAGATTTAGTGATTATAAACGGATTGGATAATGTTGGTAAGTCAAGTATGATTTGGTATTTGGCTACACTATCAAACATTTTACATAATTGGAAGTGGCTTATTTTTAGTTCTGAAAACAAATTAGGTTCTGTTGTTCGGAAACTGATAGAATTTTATTGGTGTGAAAGCATACAAACAATGTCTGATGAAAAATACAATTTAGGTAAAAATTGGGTAACAGATAATTTTGATATTATCAAGTGCGGAGAGAATCTTTTTAACTACAAGGATATTTTAAATATGACTACTAAAGCAATGAAGAAGAAAAAATACAATGCTTTAATGATTGACCCCTATAATTCATTGAAGTTAGATATGGCTACTAATTCAAAACAAGCAACCTACGATTACCACTACGAATCAGCAAGTTATATTCAACTTTATTGCAAGAACAATAATATTTCGATATATTTAAACTGTCATGTAGGAACAGGGGCAGCAAGGAATAAAGACAATAGTGGATATACAAAAGCACCGCAAAAAGAAGATACTGAAATGGGAGTTATGTTTGCAAACAAGGCAGACCAATTTGTAACGATACACCGAATTACTCAACACCCTTCCGAGTGGATGTTTACAGAAATTCACGTAAGAAAGGTTAAGGAAACAGAAACAGGCGGAAGGGTAACACCTTATGCAAATCCGATTAGTCTAAAAATGGTTCAAGGAAGTTGTGGGTTTGAGTATTGCACTACAAGGCTATTTACCGAAAGAGGTTTAAACCCTGTATTAAACTTTCACAATCAAGTTAAACCAGCATCGGCAATAACACCGAATTATAGTTTTGACCAAAGTTTTAAAGAGCAAGAAGATGACGATGATTTCAGACCATTCTGAGTTAATTGAAGATAGGGTTTTAACCAAATGCTTTAAAATACTTGACAAATTAGAAGTAGGACAGATGATATTAGTAAGTGACTACGCACCAAATAATCCTGATTTGTTCATAAGGTGTTGCAAACAATATTACGATTGCCACAGAAACATACGATTTAGTGATGATTACTCGGTGATAAAAAAGATAGAGAGAGATTTAACATTTAACGAAATAAACGAACAGTATAAATGATAACAATAACTAATGAAGATAACGTAAAAGTATTGCCGCAGTGGCGGATTAAAAAGCACAAAAGATGAGTATAGAACAAAAGATATTAGAAAGCACAAATGTTGAGGATAGCACGTCAGCCGCCATTGTCGGCAATACAGTGTTACCTGCTGGTGCGGATTTTGGAAACGAAATCTTTAATGAGGATTGTTTGTCAACTATGGATAAAATGGATAAAGGAATTGTAGATGCAATAGTTACAAGCCCACCATACAATACAAGTAGAAAAGGAAGTAGTTTAGATGGTGCTTCTGCAAATGTTAGATACGATGAGTTTAACGACTGCAAAACAGATGAGGAATATATTGCTTGGACTATTGATATTTTTAAAGCATACGACAAAGTTTTAAAGCCAAATGGTGTTGTTTTATATAACCTTTCATATTCAAGTGAAAACACACATTTAATGTGGCTTGTAGTAGCTGAAATAATGAAACAAACCAATTTTTTAGTAGCTGATAATATTATTTGGAAAAAACCAACTACAAGCCCGAA